GTTTCCCTAGCCCCGCTCGCGCTCCCATAACACAGTTAGTACCTATTTTACCATGCAGATTCGAGACCGCATCAAGGACTTCCGCCGCGTCCCGGCTTCCGAGCTGAGACCGAACCCTCGGAACTGGCGAACGCACCCACAGGCCCAGCGTGACGCCCTACAGGGCGTTCTGGCGGAAGTCGGCATTGCGGACGCCTGCATTGCTCGCGAGCTGCCAGACGGGACGCTGGAGCTGCTTGACGGGCACCTACGCACCGAGACCATGGGCGAGTCCCTGATTCCCGTCCTGATACTGGACCTGGACGAAGCGGAAGCGGCAAAGGTACTGGCAACCCTCGATCCCCTGGCGGCGATGGCGGGAGCAGACCCAGCGAAGCTAGACGCCATTCTGCGGGACGTTCAGACGGCATCGCAGGCCGTGGCGGATATGCTGTCGGGAATGGCAACCGATGCTGGGATATCCCCGCCAGACTTCGAGCCAGGAAGCATCGAAGACCAGGGGCGACTTGATGAGAAGGCCAAGGTAGCCTGCCCGGAGTGCGGCCATGAGTTCACGCCCTGAATTGAAACTCGACTGGTGTACGCACGCGGCGGCAAAGTATGCTGTTGAGAAGTGGCATTATTCAAAGCGACTGCCTTCGACCTTCACGAAGCTCAACAAGGTGGGTGCCTGGGAGAATGGGACGTTTATCGGCGCGGTCGTGTTTTCAACAGGCAGTAACAAAAATATCGGTTCGCCATATGGGTTGGCATTCGGCAGTATTTGCGAGCTTGTCCGCGTCGCACTTGCTGGGCACGCGACACCAACCACTCGGATTGTGTCCGTTGCCGTGAAGCTTATCAGTAGGCAATATCCATCGCTTAGGATGTGCGTATCATATGCAGCCAGTGAGGAGGGTCACATTGGCACCTTGTATCAGGCTGGAAACTGGCTGTATGTCGGAGATGTCAAAGGCGGCGACTCATTCATGGTGAAGGGCCGAAAGATGCTAAATCGTGCAGTTGATGCAAGTCGAATCGACAAGCGGGGCCTGTCGCGGATTAAAGGAAGCGTCAGGCACAAATACCTCTACCCCCTTGACCCTGCCATGCGAGCACAAATCGAACCACTGCGAAAGCCATACCCCAAACGACCCGCGTCCGAAGTGTAGGCAGCGACACGCCCGGCCAACCAGTCGGGAAAGGGCGGTGCAATTCCGACCCGGACGCTTTGCATTAAACGGAGATCACGACCCTGGCAACGGCTCAGCAGGACGCGCGGGCACGACTGAAGGCGGCACAGAAGGAACTTGCCGCCCGTCAGCGTCAAATCAATGACCTACTGAAAGGTCAAGGCCCAGGGTCTATCCGCGACTCGCAAGCGGACCTGATGGCACGCCGGCGACGAACGGAACGCATCGTCGTAATCCCCGACTGCGAGGACCGCGAACGCCGCGCACGCCTGGAAGCCGACGATATTGCCTGGCTCATGTTCTACTTCGGCGAGGGCTGCGAGCTATCGGACCCGTTCTGGTATGAGTTCACCCCGCAGCAGGTGACGATGATAGAAGCCATCCGCCACGCCATACGATACGGCGGGGACCAAGCGATTGCCGCATCGCGCGGTGAAGGCAAGACCACGATAGCCGAGCGGTTGCTTCTCAAATGCACTCTGACCGGCGAGGTGAATTATTCCGTCCTGTTCGCATCCACCGGGCAAATGGCAGACAACTCGCTCGACAGCATCAAGACAGCCGTAGCCGATAACCCGCTCCTAGCTGCCGACTACCCCGAAATCTGCTGGCCGGTCATTTCCCTTGAAGGCGTCCCCCAACGGGCAAGCGGGCAGCTGGTAAGCGGGAACCGATTCGACAACGGCGAGCCATTTGAGGCGGCGGCAAGCAAGTTCAGTTGGTGCGGCCAAGAGGTGATTTTCCCGAACGTACCAGGGGCACCGGCGGCACGGGCTATCATGGCAACCCGCGGTCTCGACGCGGCCGTTCGCGGGTTGAAGAAACGCGGCAAACGTCCGCAGGTCGCGGTGATTGACGACCCCGACACCGAAGACACGGCCCGCAGCGAGGAGCAAGCCGACAAGCTAGAGACCCGCATTGACGCGGCAATCGGCGGGCTAGGCGGTCAGCAGCGCCCTATCGGCCGAGTGATGCTAACCACGCTCCAAAGCCGTGTTGCCGTCAGCTACCGATACACCGACCCCGCACAGAAGCCGACGTTCAAGGGCAAGCGGTTTCGATTTATGATTCAACCGCCGGAGCGCGACGACCTCTGGGATGAGTACGTGCAACTCCGCAAGCATGACCTGCAGCGGGTGGACGAGAGCGGCGTGAACCTCGACCCGTTCGCCCGCAATGCCCACCAGTTCTACCTCAACCGTCGCGAGTCGATGGACGCGGGGGCAATCGTCGCCAACCCGAACCGATTCAATGGGCAAGAGCTGCCGGACGGGACCACTGAGGAAGTGTCGGCAATCCAGCACTATTACAACGTGGTTGCCAAGATTGGACTGGACAAGACCGCCACCGAGTACGACAACGACCCGCCAGAGCTTTCGGAATCACTGGACTCAGGCCTATCCGCCAATCGCATCCAGCGACAGGTCAGCGGCTACCCCATGCGCGTCGTGCCCCCTGGCTGCGTCAAGCTAACCCAGGGCATCGACGTTCGGAAAACCCTGCTGCATTGCGTTGTCCGTGCGTGGCGAGCCGATGGGACTGGCTACACAATCGACCACCACAGCGAGACCGTTTACGGTGTCAAGTACCGCTCGGATGTGGGTGTGGATGAAGCAATCCGAAACGCCATCCGAACACGCATGACCAGCATCCGCGACGACCCCTATACGGACCTCGACGGCAACGCGATTCCCATCGACCTAACGCTAATCGACGCTGGCTGGCGAACGGATGTAATCTATGCGGCGTGCCGTGAAATCGGATTTATGACCATCAAGCCAGCTATGGGAATCGGAAAGTCTGCGGGGTGCGTGCAGACCAGCTTTCGGATGCCAAAGGCTGGAAGCAAGACCACAAAGACAATTGTGGGTGATGGTTGGTTTCAATCGGCACCGCGACGGATGCCCCTGGTGTCGATGGACGCCGACCGCTGGAAATCCTACGAACACGACCGATGGCTAACCCCGACCGACCAGCCAGGCACAATGTTTATCTGGGGAGAAGGCGGCGACGAACGGCGGCTATCTGAGGACGAGCGGGCACATCATAACTACGCCCACCATATCATCGCGGAGCGGGAAGTCGAAGAGGAAGTTCGTGGCGTGCTGGTCCGCAGGTGGAAACCGCGAAGCAGCAATAACCACTTCCTGGATGCCTCGTACATGAGCTGCGTTGCGGCGAACATGGTCGGAATCCGCATTCAGACCCAGGCGGAAATGGCGGCAGCGGCGCGGGGACGGAAGCCGCGTCGGTCGTTGGCGGAAGCGGCGGCGGAAGCGAGGGCGCGGGGATGATTCGCATGGGCGAGAACGAGAAGCGAACATTGCAGGAAGCGGCAGACGAGGCGGCGGCAATGTCGCCGCAAGGTGTCTCATGCCCGCGCTGTAAGTTCGATGGCATCATGCCGGTAATCGCCACCGTCCGACGCGGCAACACCACGCACCGTCGAAGGCAATGCCGACGCTGTGGCCTTCGGATTCTGTGCTCCGAGCGAGTTATCGGCGTGGTTCAACAGCGCGAGAAGTTTACCCCCTAAACTTATCCCGGCAGCCACGCCATTTCTCCGCGCACATCTGTGCGCGTTTGCGGTATGTCTAGGGCATGGCAACACCCGAAGACATCGAATCCGCCATTGACGTGAACGCACGCGGCCCTAAAAGGGTCAAGGTAGGCAGCGAGGAAGTCGAGCAACACCCGCTCGCCGACCAGATCGCCGCTGACCGCTACGCCAAGGCTCGCACGTCATCGACCAAGCGCGGATTCGGGTTGCGATTCCAACGACTCAAGCCACCGGAAGGCGGCTAGGGGATGGCATTGATTACCGCCGCGAAGCAAAAAAACGGCAAGCCGCTACGTGACCTCGGGGCCGCAAGGTATCCCGACGTGACGCGACGGATTGCCGCGCGATACGATGCCGCGTCGGACATCCTGGACCACCAGAACTACTGGGCCAACGCGGACGCCTACGATGCCGACTCAGCGAATTCGCAGCACGTTCGAGCCAAGCTGGTCCAGCGATCCCGCTACGAAGTCGGCAACAACGGCTACAGCGACGGAATCGCCCAGACCTACGCGAACGCCCTGGTTGGCCTTGGTCCCAAGTTGCGGATGCAAAGCCTATCGACGGGCTTTAATCAGATGGTCGAGGCTGAGTGGCAGCGATGGACGCGGGCAGTCCACCTACGCCGCAAGCTGTGGTGCCAGGCCCACGCGAAGCACGTAGACGGGGAAGGCTTCGGCGTCGCCCGCAACAATCCCGGCGTGCCACATCCGGTGAAGCTGGACTACGTGCTGCACGAAACCGAGCAGATTCAATCGCCGATGCTGTCAGTGAACGAGCCCGGACACATCGACGGCATTGAGTTCGACCAGTGGGGCAACCCGACGGTATACGAACTGCTTCGCGGGCATCCCGGCGGGGCGTACTACGGCTACGAACTGACGCCAGAACGCATTCCAGCCAGATTCGTCATGCACTGGTTCACGCTTCGGCGTCCAGGGCAGCACCGAGCGGTTCCCGAATGCGCCAGCACGCTCAACGTCGGGGCGGCGTCCCGAAGATGGCGAGAAGCCACGATTGCCGCAGCTGAAACCGCAGCGGACTTTGCCGCGTTGCTCAAGACCGACATGGCACCCTCGGACGAAGACGCGGAGCTTTACGCCGCGTTTACCGAAACCGAGATCCATAAGCGGATGATGACCGCGTTGCCGGCCGGCTATGACGTGTCGCAGCTACGGAGCGAGCATCCGAACGCTACCTATGAAACATTCCACCGGGCGCAACTGAACGAGCAAGCCCGCCCCAAGTCGATGCCGTACAACGTCGCCGCGTGCGATTCGTCCAGCTACAACTACGCATCGGGCCGGCTTGACCACCAGACGTACCATTCCGCGCTAGATGTGGACCGCGACGATTGCAACCTGCTGGTGTTGTCCCCGCTGTTCTACCTCTGGCTCGACGAGGCCGTCCGCGTGTTCGGGTGGCTTGGCGGCAATCCGTCGGCACTTGGACCGGCGGCATTCTCGCACGACTGGGACTGGCCAAAGCACCGCGTGGCCGACGTGGACACCGAAGCGAAGGCGAACGAAACGCGACTCCGCACGGGACAGGTCTCGCTGTCGCGGCTGTACTCCGAGGCCGGACAGGACTTCGAGGACGACGTAGCGGTCATGGCGAAAGACTACGGCGTAACCACGGACGAAATGCGAGCGATTCTCAAGAACGCGATATTCAACGCCCAGAACCAACAAGCGTCCCAACAGATGGCCGACCAGCAGGGCGAGCAAGCGAACGCGACACAACCAGCAGGAGACGCCGCTAATGGCACGCAGGCGACGGCATAAGCAAATCAACGCCGCGACAGCAACCAGGCCCGTCATCGGCATGACGGCGGAAGTTGCAATCAAGGCTGGTGAAACCGAAGGCGGGCCAAAGCGGTTCGACGTGGTGGCATACACCGGCGGCATGATGCAGGTCGAAGGCTACAAACTGCCCGTAGTGGTTGACCTGGCTGGCATGACGTTCGGCAAGTCGATTGTGGCCAACCTGGACCACCAGCGCAGCCAGCGGGTCGGGAACGTCAGCGCACACACTATCGACGGCGGGCAACTGACGCTCAGCGGCTACGCATCGGCGGCGACCCCATACCGGGACGAGGTGGTTGCATCGGCGGCCGACGGGTTCGTTTGGCAGGCGTCGATTGAGGCCAGCCCGACCAAGATGGACGACATCCCCGCCGGGCGCAGGGTGAAGGCCAACGGGCAAGAGTTTGAGGGGCCGTTTCACTACGTGACGGCAAGCACGCTGAAGGGTTTCGCGTTCGTGTCCCACGGCGCGGATGACAATACGACGGTCACGATTGCGGCAACGTCCGCGAACACTACGAAAGGCACGAACATGGAACCGAAGTTCAAGGCGTGGTTGGAGGCAATGGACTTCGACCCCAGCACCATGACCGAAACGCAGGTCGCCGGTCTCAAGGCTCAATTCGATGGAATCCAGCCGCCGAAGCCGCCGAGCACTCACGCCAAGCTGGATGACATCCTGGCCGAGCGCAAGGCCGAGAACAAGCGGCAGGAGCAGATTGCGGACATTACCGCGACGGCGCTTGCCGACCAGCCGCACCTGTTCGAGGAAATCCAGGCGTTGGCACAGAACGCCATCGACGCCAAGTGGACCGCCGAACGGTACGAACTGGAATTGTTGAGAGCGACGAGACCGCAGGGCCGGCAGGTGTTCGGCGGAACGCGAGTGGATCGCCAGTTGACCAACGACATGCTGGAAGCCACGCTGTGCAGAACCGCTCGACTGCCGGACCTGGAAGCACGGTTCAAGCCGGAACTGTTGGAAGCATCCGAGAAGATGTATCCCAACGGAATCGGGCTCAAGGAAACGCTGATTACCGCCGCCCGCGCCAATGGGTACGCGACCAACGGAACGAGCGTTACCCGCGACGTTCTCGAAGCCGCCTTCCAGTCGCGGCAGGCGGGCATCCGGGCAACGAACTTCTCCACGCTGTCGGTGCCTGGCATCCTGAGCAACACCGCCAACAAGTTCCTCATTCGCGGGTTCATGTCGGTCGAGGCGGTATGGCGGGCAATCGCCAAGATTAGGTCGGTCCAAGACTTTAAGACCGTGACGAGCTACACCCTGACCGGCGGGATGACCTACGATAAGGTGGGGCCGGCTGGCGAGTTGCACCACGGCACTGTTGGGGAAGAGACCTACACCAACAAGGCCGACACCTACGGCAAAATGTTTGCCATCACGCGGCAGGACATCATCAACGATGACCTCGGTGCCCTAACCGAAGTCCCGATGCGGCTGGGACGCGGTGCGGCCATCAAGCTGAACGTGGTGTTCTGGACCGAGTTCCTGAACAACTCGACGTTTTTCGCGTCCGGCAACAGCAACGTGAGCACCGGTGCGGGCTCCGCTCTCGGAACCGCCGGCAGCTTGAATGCTGCCGAGGTTGTGTTTATGAACCAGACGGACCCCGACGGCAACCCGCTGGGATTGATGCCGAAGATTCTGCTTGTGCCCACGACGCTCAAGACGACCGCGCTAACTGCGATGAACTCGCAGTATGTGATTGCCACCGACATGAGCAACGCGGCGGACAGCACGGCACCAAGCGGCAACGTCTATCAGGGACGGTTTCAGGTGGAATCCAGCCCGTACATGGAGAACACCAGCTACACCGGCTACAGCACCGCAGCTTGGTATCTGCTGGCGGACCCGATGGACATGGCGACAATCGAAGTCTGCTTCCTGAACGGGCGCGACGCTCCGGTCGTGGAAACAGCCGATGCCAGCTTCAATACGCTCGGCGTCGAAATGCGGGGCTACCACGACTTCGGCGTCAACCTGCAAGAGTACCGGGCGGGCGTCCGTTCCGCTGGCAGCTAGTAAGGGAGAATGGCAGCGTGAAAGTTCAACTGACGCGGAACCTTGGGCGCGACTGGCAGCGACTTGCCGGACTGACTGAGGGAAGCGAATGCGAGGTTTCAGCGGCGGAAGGCGATAGGCTGGAAGCCGCCGGACTGTGCGTGGTGCTCGAACGAGACAAGCCACCGGAGCCGCAGAAGGCGGCTTCCGAAATGCAAGACGAACCCAACAAACCCAAAGCGGAACCGGCACCGGC